CGAGTTCGCGTCGCAGGGGTCATTTCTGCCCGAGATCCATGAAGCAGCCATGGACAAGATGACATTCTTGATCCAGCAGCAGCAGGACAGCATTGACCGCAACTTCAGATTGTCGGACGCCATCCCGGTGGATGGTACTTTCACCATTGCTCAGGATGCAGCGACCAGAGCTAACCTGGCACTCGGCTTCGATGCGTCAGGTGACTTGGTGCCGGCCGCATTCTTCGACCCTACACTGATCAACCAAACGGACCTTGACCAGCGTCATGATGTGACGTTCGCCACGGTAGCTGCCATGGTCGCAGCATCCCCGGTGGATGTCGCGGGCAACGCCGTCACGCCACAGGTGGGAGCTACTCTCAGGACGCAGGGGTACTACACCGCGGGCGATGGTGGGGATAACAGTTATCTCGTTGTGGCGGCTGCCACCGGCACCGACGATGGGGGCTCATTCCTCGATCTCACCTCTCACCAAGCTAAGGCTGTGTTTCATGGTGGTGAGGTGTTTTCTAAGCAGTTCGGTGCCAAGGCGGACGGTGCTACCGATGACAGAACCGGGCTATTTAATGCAAACGCCTTTGGTCCGTTTACACTGAGTTCGGGCACCCATTTAGTCAACTCCGCATTAACGTTGTCCGCAAATGTTAAGTTCTCATCGGGCGCGATTCTGAAGCCTGCCGCAGCGACCACTGTGGCCGTCAGCGGGGATATCGATGCTGGGGAATATCAGATCTTTGATTTGACCAATGCGACATCTGCGATGTCAGGGTTGCGCGGGTGCAAAGTATCTTGGTTCGGTGGGACGGTCGGTTCTGATTTGAAAACACCCTTGATCAATGCGCACGCTGCATTGAATGCCGGTGAGATCACAGTACAACAAGGCGGCTTCACGCTTACCGGTAATGTCACAGTCACCAAGGACTCAGTTGTTATAATCGGAAGGGGTAAAAAAGGCGGCACGGTGATCGATGTTAATTACGACACCGCCGCAGCGGACGGGATAGTATTTGATACTTGTAACAATTCAGGTCTGAGAAATATCCAATTCCTAAACACCGTCACAAAAACCGCCGGCGCAATTATAAACCTAGACAATTGCCACAACACCAAGCTGACAGATTTCCGCATTGATGGGGAAGCATACAATGCGGTTACTCTTTCCGGTGGCGCTTTGCAGTTCATTGACATACTGGATGATTTTGAGATTGGTGCAGGGAGTAACGCGGGCATTCTAATCGACTCCGCTGTGGCAGGTGATTTTGCACAAGAAGTCTTTATGGCAAACGCCGTCATTGCGCCGCCAGGTGATGGTGTGAAGATTGTCAACGGATCTGGTATCTACATGTCAAATGTTAGCATCCTCGGTGCAGGCGGGATCGGCATGCACATCGCACCGCCTGCAGGGAAACGGGCGAAAGCTATCAGGTGTGATACGGTGTTATGCGACACATGCACTGGCACCGGTTGGTCTGTGAACCCGACAGGCACGGGGTTTGTTGTGGGTCTTGAATTAAGTAATTGTTGGGGCAACAGCAATGATCGAGGATTTCAAACAGGAACGACCGGCGTCATCAATGGCGTCACTATATCGGGCGGCAGTTGGTCAAACAATGCAAAAGACGGCATCGGTATCCTGAGTGGTACAAATTATAAAATTATCGGCGGTGCAGAAGTTTTTACCAATTCAACTGACGGCTCTGCGTTGTTTGACGGTATCGTGTTCGCTGCGGGGATCAGTGGATTCATCGTGTCAGATATAGCTTGTGGTTCAGGTGGGGAATTTCCTACCAATAACCAGCGGTACGGTATCGTTGTAAATACAGGAGCATCTGATAGATACATCATCGCTGATAACTTAGTCACCGGGAATGTTACAACCGACGTGATAGACGCTGGCACCGGTGCAAATAAACGTGTAGCGAACAACTACTAAGGAAAACCAATGGGTATTCTAAGCAAAATATTCGGCACGGGTGATGTGGTCAAGGCCGGCTTTGACCTGATCGATGACATGCACACCAGTGATGTTGAGGAGATTGAAGCCAAGACCAAAGCGAAGACTGACCTGCTTGCGTCTTACGCTGCGTTCAAGGTGGCGCAGCGATACCTGGCACTGATTTTCACTGCAACGTTTGTATCATCGTTCCTGTTGGTGTTAGGCATGACTCTCGCGGGCAAGGGGGATCTTGAGTCAGTCAGAATGGTGCTGAGTGAGTTTTATGTCGGCGAGATCATGTTGACAATCATCGCGTTTTATTTTGGTGGCGGATTCATTGAAGGCGCGTTTCACGCGAAAAAGAAACAATAAGGATGCACGATGAAAGGCGAAGCAGATATGAGATTTTCAGATGAGATGCTTTATCAGTTGCGCACCGACTTTGACGAATACCGGGCTGACTTTTCGCAATACAAAGAGCGGTTCGCTAAGCACGAGTCAGATGAGATCGAGAAGTTTGATCACATCATTCACGCGCAAACCATAAACACTCAGGCAATCGGCAAGCTGACTCAGCAGGTGTCACACTTGGTGAAGGACACCCGCGACATTATCCAGTTACACAAAGACTTCCAAGCCACTGCACGCGTCGGTCACAAACTCAACCGGCTGCTGATCTGGTTGGCGAAGGCCGGCACTGTGGGGTCGTTCCTCGTCGCTGTTATCTATTGGGCTGTTGAACATTTGGGGAAGCATTAATAAAAATTCAGTTCAAGTGCGTTAGTTGTATGCCCATCCCGGTATCGCTGTAGCGCTTGCTTCAACCCTTCCTGATCATCAGTCTTCCGCTCCAGCGCGTCAGCGACAGCCAGATCAACTGTATCACTGCATAGGATCCTGATGATCGATACGGGGTGCTTTTGCCCCTGACGGTCCAGGCGTCCGATCATCTGCTCATATAGCTCCAACGACCACGGCAGGCCGAACCAAGCCAAGATGCTGCCACTTTCCTGTAATCCGTCAATTCCGTGAGACATCGAGGCAGCGTGACCCACCATCAACTTGATGCGACCTTCGTTCCATTTGTCAATGACTGACTCGGTGAGTCTGGATGCAGTGGTGGTCAGGTTCACAGGTTTGAGAGTCTTGAACCGTTTCATGATCCTGACGGCATCTGCTTTGAACGTGTAGCTGCAAAGTACCGGTGACCCAGCAGCCTCCTCAAGTACATCCTCAAGCGCGTCAAGTTTCGCATCATGTACCGCTTCGAACTCAGGCAGGCCAGCGTTGATGTAAGGAGACCCGTTGCAGAATTGTAAACATTTATTCGATACCGCTGCACGACTGAACACTTCTATCTCTTTACCGCTGTCGAGTTCGGCAAACATATTTTTTTCAACTTCATCGTATGCTTTGCGTGCGGCTGCCGGTAGCTCAACCATGACGTTGGTGACCTTCGAGTCGGGCAAGTCCAAGTAATCTCGAGCATTCATCTTGATAGTGATATCGCTGATCTTATGCTCGATCCATTGCTTGCCTATTTTGGTCGGCTTGTACTTCCATCCGTTATAATCTGATTCGAAGTAGTTATCTTTGAACGTTGTGACATATGGCCCCAATCTCTCACCGTTATCGACTGCCAGGTACTGTCCATGTAGATCTAGATACCCGTTCGAGGCAGGGGTACCGGTGAGTCCGGTGCGGTACTTGAAATGCGGTATCATCTTGCGCCAGCCGGTGACTTTGATCTTGACTATCTCACCGCGCCCATCTTTTCGATCACGGTTACCGCCAGCCATACGCAGTGATGTGCTGTTCTTCATTTTGCTGATTTCGTCGTATACCACCATCTGAAACGGTAACTGTTTACCCTGAGAGATGTAGTAGTGATCCAGCTCCTGTGCCAGCCATGTCATGTTCTCATAGTTGATCAGATAGATATCAGCATCGGCGAACAGTGCGCGTGAGCGCTGCTGCTTGGTGCCATGCACGACGCTGAACCGCAAGTGTCGGGTGTGCTCCCACTTGCGCGCCTCACGTGCCCATACCGATTGGATCACTCGCAGCGGTCCGAAGATCAGCGTCTTCTCAATCTGACCGGCTCGCATCCTGTCGATGATGGTGGTGAGTGTGATGGGAGTTTTCCCAAGCCCTAAACCTAACCACAGCATTGACTCAGCGTGCGTCAGTTGGTGGATGACATTCTCGCGTTGATACTGATGCAGGTCTGCGGGGGTGAGGAGTGTCACTTTATCCACTCGATAAGTTCATCAACACCAGTGCGACCATAAACCGTTGTAACGTTGGCGCCAGCTTTGCTCAGTCGGTTATGTTCACGCAGTTGTGCGGGGCTGAGCCTGCCGTCTCCCGTCTTTACTTCAACGAACCACACCGAGCCGCGTATAATCGCGATACGATCAGTCACACCGTCGTGACCAGGGCTGACCCACTTGCGGGTGATGCCGCCGATCAGTTCAACCTGTTCGTTGAGGTAGGTCTCGACTTTGTTCTCACGTTTGCCCATTGTCTTTTTCCTTCACTTCAACAAAATGAACAACTATATTTTTCCCTCTATAGTTTCGAACATCACCGCAAACACTTAACACAGTCCAACATTTACCGTCGATACTTTTCAAAAACTCAATGGTGTCTTCACTATAGTTGTGAATTATCGGGTTGAGCATGTTCCAATCAACATGATAATGTAGCATTGACCCTATTGGTGGCATGTAATCAATATCGAATAAATTAGTTCCTTCGTCATCGACCACCGTAAAATGTATATCACTCATCTTCAGACCCCCTGCAACAGTGGAGCAACCAGCTTGATTGCTTCTTTGATGTACCACTCGTGGTTGAGATCAGCCGGGTGGTAATTGCTTTGCGCCCACTCATCGTGGCTGACATCATTGCACAATTCAACATTCCAACCGGTGTTGATTCCGATACGCCGCTCTTCGTAGACTGATTTATTCTTGGTGTGTATCCGTTCATCCCATACACCCAAACCAATGACATCCATGACACTGTTGTAATATTCATCAGTCAGCTTGTTAGCACGTTTGTACTCTCCCGGTGGGCCGGCCGCCAGCATCACTTTTTCAAGTTCCTTGCCGTTAGTGCTGATGTAGTATCGCACGATGTTACTGACTCGCTTGTCTCCCCATTCGAGGGTTGCACTGCGGGGGACTTTGGTTCTGAGGAAGAAGTCAAACACGTCATTGTGCTCGGTGATGAAAGTTCGAATATCCTCGCCACGGACAAGCGCTGCTTCTGCTGCGAGTGCAACAACTCTGGCAGACCAATCTTTGTGGTACGGGAGTTCCCGCGTGCCGGGATCCTGCTCTGCGGTGACATGGGCATAAGCTCCGATTCGTTTGATTGACCCGTCCTGACGTTCTGCCATGTATGAGTTCACATCCCTGATGAACATCCGATTGTAAAGCGATTCTTCCAGCTCCAGCGTGGTCACTTGCTCCCACCAGCGACAGACTGAGCGGGTGTGATCCAGATGCTCACGTGGGCACAGATAGGTTACACCGTCCGTGTTCGCCTGGATCATGCGCAACCCTGGCACCTTCAGCAGTTGTTCAGCCAGCATACACAGTAGAAGCTGACCATTGATCGTGATCGACATGGTGTACTGCAGATCGAAGAACGGGCTGTACTCGTTACCTGAACCACCGTAGGCACCATTGAGCGCCAGCTTGAACGCTTCGTTTTCAGATGTCTTTTTGGGGTAGGTCTTGCGCGTGTGATACACACCGAGATAGGCGTCGCAGAAAGCCTGACCGAGATGAGCGGGGAACAGTTTATTCTTGATCCCGAGGTTAGGGTAAAAGCTGGCCACATCAACATCGACAATCTGATACCGGTCATCACTGTGGACAACCTGAGACTCCACCGATGCGTGTATGCCACCAGTGCCGAACTTATAATCAACACCCTCGACTGACGCAATCAGACCCTTGAACACACCTTTCGTTTCGGTGATCACTTTCGACTGCAGAAATGACAAGATCTGCTGAAACTCGACACGCTCAAAACTCACATACGGAAAGATCACTTGCGCCAGATCGATACTTTCGCGTTTGGTCTGTCGCTTCTGTCTTTTCCCGTCACGATATTCAAAGCACGGTATGCCCGACTTTTCAATCTCGGTGACAAGTATCGTCTCACCGATCTTCACATCGCTCATATTCAGCATGTTCTTGCCGAACGTCTCACTGAGCCCTTCGCGCATCTTGATCGCTGACACAGTGCGATCATAGAATTTATCAGTGGCATCAATATCATGCCACATGTATTCCGCCAACACCTGAATCTGATTGTTGGTCAACTCAGTGCCGACATCGAACGGCAAATCTTCAATGCTGTCCATGCACATGTTGAACTCGAGAACCTTTAGACTTGTAAATTTTGCTTTGTTGTCGAAGTGGTGGATCTTGAATAGATCCAACTGCGGCACGATCCAGTCAGACTCCCACACCATGTGCGCGAACCGTGCGGGCCCGTTGGCTTTGATGATCAACATCGCTTTGTTGTAGATGTCAGCGACAGTGATGCCCACATGACGGTTCTGATAGATGTAATGAATCACCGGGTAATCAAATCCGATATTGTTGAACCCAACCATCCTGCAATCGTGCTCTGCCATGACCTCAAGGAACCTGCAGAACTCCACGATGTCATTGCGCCGCGAGCTGATCTCAAAGTACCACTGTTGGCGAGTGGTCTTGTGGAGTAGACCGATGGTGAACGCGTTCGGAAATTCCTCGGTGTCAAACACCACGTCACCGGGTGTAATTCCAAAAAGAAAATCAGGGTTGCTCATTTGTATTTTTTCTCCGACCAACAATTCTCTTTCGGTGGATAAATGTATCCTCCGTCACTTCTCCCTTCGCACCATGCTTTAATTCTTCCGGGGGATGACCCGATAACTTGCGACGCATGACCAAGACTTTCGTATTTAACACCATTGACATACCACCATTTAGAATCTCTGCGATTTCGCACGTTGTCTATTCTTAAGACCCATCTGCAATTTTCTTTCGAGTACCCTTTATTGTTGTCAACTCTGTCGATTTGGTGATCGACACTAGGTCTAGGGTACATGTCGTTATAAAATGCTTTGAAGTCATTTCGCCAAGCATCGCACACGTAGATTCCGCGACCACCGTAGTATTTATAAGTCTTGTCTCGCGTGTTGTAACACCTATTTTTCATGTTCAACCATAGAGAATATTCCGGTGTATAACGTAACCCATGCTTGTACCCGCTAGGCATGATGACCTCCTTTATGATATCAATGTTTCCCTAATGAAAGCACAATTTACAAAGGGGTTCAATCCTCAATAAAGATCAAAGCGGCGATGATGATTCCACTCCTCAAAATAAAGCGGCACCGGAGCACCGCTTGAATTTGTTACCCGAACGAAGGGCGGATCGCGAGACCCTGTTCAATCAACAACTCATCAGTCCAACCCGGTGTTGCCTTATATTGTTCATAGGTCACACCGGCGGCCTTCTCAGTCATGATCAGGCCAGCAGGTGCAGCAGGTGCAGCAGGTGCAGCAGGTGTAGCAGGTGTAGCAGGTGCAGCAGGTGGCGGTACAAGCACGGCAGCCGGATCTGCTGCGACGGACACATCACCGAACATCATTTCAACAGTGGGGCGACCATCAAGCCGGCCAAACTGACCCTCTTGCCCGGTGCTCTTTAGCCCGTTCAACCAACCGCCGACCCCACCGGTTCCTTTACTATACCCGGAGATTGCTGCGTTGATAGAGACCATTAATCCCCTGTAAACTACGGAGGGGTCAATGATGTCAATGTTATTTGCATCTACCACTCTTGGTCTGTCATCAGCTTTGGCACTGCAGGTGAACGCATACCAACCGACGAAACGTGGGTCGTAATAATCTTTATCACTTGTAATTTTCTTTTCATAAAGATCAAAACACAGGTTTGAATTAGCAGGCATTCCTGAAGGGAATGTATTTGCTTTTGCTGCATTGACTTCTGCCAATAGTCCGGGGATCTGCGGATCAGTAGGGGGAATCAAAAGCAT